ATCTCGTGGGTGGAAGGGCACTGCTTCCACACGGAAGGCCCTCTAGCACCCGGGGGCCTGAGATTGGAGCCCTGGCAGAAGGCGATGCTCTCGGTGATCTTCGGGGTGGTGGACGAGAACGGGGCCCGGCACTTCCGGGAGATCCTTCTCCTGGTAGCCCGAAAGAATGGCAAGAGCCTGCTCGCGTCCAGCATCGCGAACTATATCTACCGGGTGGCCGGCGGGTACGGCGCGAGGGTTTTCTGCATCGCGCCAAAGCTGGAGCAGGCGGACATTGTCTACAACACGACCTGGAAGATGGTCGAGCTGGATCCGGAGTACCAGGCCATGCTCGAGCTCATGGATGAGCGCGACGAGCACAACAAACGGCTGCACAGCGACGCCATGCTGCCGAAGCACAGGAAGAGCGACCTGTACATCTCCGGCACGAACGCGACGGTGAAGAAGATCGCGTTCAACTCCAAGAGCTCGGACGGCTTCAACCCATCGCTCACTATCTGCGACGAGATCGCGGCATGGCAGGGCGACAAGGGCCTGAAGCAGTACGAGGTAATGAAGTCTGGCATGGGCGCGAGGCCGGACGGTATGCTCCTGAGCTGCACGACATCAGGATATGTCAACGACGGGATCTATGACGAGCTCGTGAAGCGGAGCACGCGCTTCCTCATGGGCGAGAGCAAGGAGACGCGGCTGCTGCCGTTCCTGTACATGATCGACGACGTCGATAAGTGGAACGACATCAACGAGCTCCGGAAGGCGAACCCGAACCTCGGGGCCTCTGTCACGGTGGACTACCTCCTGGAAGAGATCGCGGTCGCAGAAGGATCCCTCTCCAAGAAGGCGGAGTTCCTGACGAAGTACTGCTGCATCAAGCAGAACAGTTCTCTGGCCTGGCTTCCGGCGGAGGATGTCAACCGCATGACGGGCGAACCGCTCCGGCTGGAGGACTTCGCGCACTCTTACTGCGTGGCCGGAATCGACCTATCGCAGACGACCGACCTGACCGCTGCCTGCGTGGTAATCGAGAAGGGCGGCGAGCTGTATGTCTTCGCGAAGTTCTTCCTCCCGGCGGAGAAGATAGACGAGGCAACGACCCGGGACGGCCTGCCGTACAACGTGTACATCCAGCGCGGGCTCCTGCAGCCCTCCGGTGAGAACTTCGTGGACTACCGGGACTGCTACGCCTGGCTGACAGGCCTCGTGGAGCAGTACGAGATCCTGCCCTTGATGACAGGCTACGACCGCTACTCCGCACAGTACCTGATCAACGACATGGAAGCGTATGGCTTTAGAACCGATTCAGTGTATCAAGGCGAAAATCTGTACCCGGTCATCCGCGAGACGGAGGGCCTCATTAAGGACGGGCGCATCCACATCGGGGACAACGACCTGTTGAAGGTGCACCTGTTGAACTCGGCGATCAAAATGAGCACGGAACGCGGGCGCGGGAAGCTGGTGAAGCTCGCGGCTGCGGATCACATAGACGGAACGGCTGCACTATTGGACGCGATGTGTGTGCGGCAGAAATGGGATTCAGAAATAGGGGACCAACTGAGGAATTAAGCTATGGGACTTTTTGACCTACTGTTCAAGAACCGCCCGAAGGTGACGGGAAAGTACGAAGGCACCTACAAGATGCTGAACGGCTACACGCCGCACTTCACCAGCTACGGCGGGGGCGTATACGAGAGCGAGCTGATCCGGGCAGCGATCAATGCCAGGGCGACGCACATCTCGAAGCTCAGGGTGGAGATCACCGGCACGGCGAGACCGGCCCTGCAGAACAAGCTGAAGCACGGACCGAACCAGCTGCAGACCTGGAGCCAGTTCCTGTACAGGCTTTCGACCATACTGGACATCCATAACACGGCCTTCATTGTGCCGGTGTACGACCAGTACGGCGAGCCCTCCGGCATCTTCACGCCGCTCCCACAGCGGTGCGAGGTGGTGCAGTACGGTGAGACGCCTTACCTCCGGTACGAGTTCAGCAACGGCCAGAGGGCGGCGATCGAGATGGCGTTCTGCGGGGTGCTGACCAAGTACCAGTACAAGAACGACATCTTCGGCGAGACGAACCACGCACTCTTTCCGACGATGGACCTCATCCACATCCAGAACCAGGGCATCGAGGAAGGCGTGAAGAGCGCGGCGACCTACCGGTTCATGGCTAAGGTGAACAACTTCACCAAGACGGAAGACCTCGCTAAGGAGCGGAAGCGGTTCACGGAGGAGAACTTCTCCTCCGACGCACAGGCTGGCGGGATCCTGCTCTTCCCGAACACCTACACGGACATCAAACAGGTGGATGTGAAGCCGTGGGTGGTGGACGCGGACCAGATGAAGATCATCAAGGACAACGTATTCGAGTACTTCGGCGTGAACGAAGAGGTTCTGGAGAACAAGGCCTACGGCGATGCGTGGAGTGCCTTCTACGAGGGCGCGATCGAGCCGTTCGCGATCCAGTTCAGCGAGGTCATGACGAAGATGCTGTTCACCCTGAGGGAGCAGAGCACGGGGAACGGCGTCATGGCGACGGCGAACCGGCTGCAGTACATGAGCAACGCGGACAAGCTGAACGTGAGTTCGCAGCTGCTCGACCGTGGAATCATGTCGATAAATGATGTGCGCGAAATCTGGCAGCTCCCGCCGGTGGAAGGCGGCGACGCGAGGATCATCCGGGGCGAGTACTACTCGACCGACGAAAAGTTAACGGAGGGCGGAGATGAATAAAGAAATCAGGGCGTTCGACTTTGAAGTCAGAGCCGAACAGAACGAAGAAAACGGCAAGTACCTCTCAGGCCAGCCGATCGTCTTCAACGAACGGACGAACCTCGGCTGGTATGACGAGATCATTGCAGACGGCGCACTCGATGAGGCAGACCTCAGAGATGTGCGTTTTTTAGTTAACCACAACACCGACATGATCCCGCTGGCGCGGTCGCGGAACAACAACGCGAACAGCACCATGCAGCTGGAGGTCGTGCCGGGGGCAGGCATGAGCATCCGCGTCAACCTGGACACGGAGAACAATGCCGAAGCAAGAAGCCTTTACTCGGCCGTGGAGCGCGGGGACCTTTCCGGAATGTCCTTCATGTTCTCGGTCGATAAGGATAGTTGGGAAGACATCGACACGGAGCACCCGACGCGGACGATCCTGTCCTTCAGCAAGGTGTTCGAGGTGTCGGCTGTCACGTTCCCGGCGTATGAAGCGACTTCTATCCAGGCGCGTGGCCTGTCCGAAGCACTGGAGAGTGCCCGGACATCACTGGAGAGTGCAAAAGCCGAAGCGAGGGAGACGGAGCGCAGGAAACAGAAAATCAGGATTCTCATGGAGGCGTAAATGGAACTCAAAGAGATGACCATCGAAGCCCTGGAGGAAAGGAAGCAGGCGATCCTCGCCGAGCTCGACGCTCCGGAGGCTGACCTTGACGCGCTGGAGGAAGAAGCCAGGGCGATCAAGGAAGAATTAGAGAGCCGTGCAGCGGCTGAAGCGAAGCGGGCAGAGGTCCGTGCTCAGGTCGCGCAGGGCGAAGGAACTGTTGTAACGAAATTTGAAGAAGAGAAGAGGGAAGTCAAGACCATGGCTGAGATCAGAAACAGCAACGAATATATCAACGCGTTCGCCGAGTACATCAAGTCCGGCAACGACGCAGAGTGCCGCGCTCTCCTTTCCGAGAACGCGACGAACGGCACGGTTCCGGTTCCGGAACTTGTATATGACATTGTAAAAACCGCGTGGGAACGTGAAGGCATCATGAGCCGCGTCCGCAAAGCCTACCTCAGAGGCAACCTGAAGGTCGGTTTCGAGATCTCCGGCACTCCGGCTGAGACCCACAACGAAGGTGTAGCGGTCAATGAAGAGACGCTCGTCCTCGGCACGGTAGAGCTCGTTCCGCAGAGCATCAAGAAGTGGATCTCCATCTCCGACGAGGCCCTTGACCTCGCTGGCGAGGCGTTCCTCCGCTACATCTACGACGAACTGGCCTACAGGATCGCGAAGAAGGCAGCCGACCTGCTGGTCGCGAAGATCGAAGCCTGCGGTACGGTCTCCACTACGACCTGCCCGTCGGTCCAGGCAGTCGCTGCTTCCGGCGTTTCCGTCGGCCTCGTAGCGGAAGCCCTTGGCAAGCTCAGCGACGACGCTGCCAACCCGACCATCATGATGAACAAGGCCACATGGTCCGCGTTCAAGTCGGCACAGTACGCGAACAGCTACGCCGTGGACCCGTTCGAGGGCTATGACGTCGTGTTCAACAACACGATCAAGGCGTTCAGCGCGGCGTCTTCGGGCGATACGTTCATGATCGTCGGCGATCTGGATCAGGGAGCTCTTGCGAACTTCCCGAACGGCGAAGAGATCAACTTCAAATTTGACGAGATGACGCTGGCCACCTCTGACCTCGTCCGTATCATCGGCAGGCAGTTCGTCGGCCTCGGCGTGGTCGCGCCGGATGCCTTCGTCAAAGTCACAAAAAACTGATAGAGCCCACCGCTGAGGCCATCGTAGGTCAGGCGATCGTGGGCGTCAGCAAGATCTGACACAGGGAGGAACGCATGAAAACATTACTAGCGATACCGTGCATGGATCAGGTTCCTGCGGTGTTCGCCCAGTCGCTTGCTACCTTGCGGAAGGTGGGCGAGTGCTCGGTGGCCATGCAGATCGGGAGCCTGATCTATACCTCGCGGAACAAGCTGGCACAGAAAGCCATAGAGATGGAGGCGGACTACGTTCTCTGGCTCGACTCGGACAT